GGCAGTCAGTGCCAGGATTCTGCCACTCATCATCACGACCTTGCCCGCGTGCCATTGCGCCGATGATCCACAGACGTTGACCTGAGTATGACCAAGCCGTCAGCGTCTCCGCCTTATCATTCATGATCAGGTGCGTGTCACCTTCCTTAAAGCCGAAGTCATGCGGGCGCTTCTTGGGGCCGATCATGCCTGAGATTGTGGCCAGCTCACCCTTCGGCTTTACGGTGGACCCTGCCTTTGCAGTTGACTCGGGCTTGGGCTTGGCGGGCTGCTGGGCCGGGACTGCGATCTTTCTTGGTGCGGGGGCAGGCTTGGCGGGTGCAGCTGCACCGATGATGCCCTCCCTTGCTGCCACCAATGCCGCCCGTACCGCAGCGACCTTCGCCGTGGCCTTGTTGCCTGCCGAGTCACCGTCGTGGAAGCCCTTGCCATTGGGCAGGGGTACGCTGGCCCACTCCTTGGCCATGTCCGTCTGCGCTGCATCCAGATCAGTGCTCCTGCCCAGCAGATAGGCCGCCAATGCAGGACGCTTGCCGCCGAGCAGCAGTGCCGTCGCCATCCGGTCTTGATTCTCAGGGCTGAACAAGGCTGAATCTGGCAGCTTCGCTGCAGCCTGCGCCATGGGCAGCGTGCTCGGGATGAATTGCGGTGCACCAACCGCAGAGAACTGCCCAGCAGCCTGCGCCCGCTTCACATCACCAATGGTCGTCACCACCAACCCGCCGAGGCCGCCAGGCGTGTCACCGGCTCGACCACGGTTGACCGATGTGTACCCACCTTCCCCTGCATAGATGAATTGCAGCAATGCCTTGACGGCTGCATTTTTAGACGCCTCTGGAGTCGGCGGCGGCGCATTTCTGTACGCCTTAAAGAAGTCCTCAACCTGCTTGGTTGTCAGCTGCTTTTGCAGGCCAGCCCATGCCTCGACCTGATGCTCCTTCGGCGCATTTTGATCCGTGAAGCGAGCGGCATCAACAAGGCGGAGGTCGGTCATGACGAGTTAAAGCAGTGGGGGGAAAAGTGGGGGACCCGCTGCGTCAGCTGGGGTCCCATAGTCGATTTGCTGCTGATACCGTTGAAACCACATCGCACTTGATGGCTCCTCAGGTAGCAGTGGGCCGGCGGTAAAGGTCTCGACGAACTGGCTCCATTGCTCGGTGGTCAGCAGTGACTCCAGCCAATTCAAGGCTGCGATTTGGTGCGACTGACCACAGAATAGTGCAGCGGCTTGCGTGAGCCTCATGCCTTCTCCTGCCGCTGAAGCTTGGCAGCAGCACGGGCCATGCGGACGGCAAGGGGTTCATCCTCGGGTGGCGTGGGCTCTACTTCGCCAGCGGCAATGGCCTCCCTGAACGAATCACGCAACAGCTCCTCGGTTCCTGGCTCGACCAGGGTGTCATCAACCCACACGGGCTTCACCTCAAGCGGCTCATCAAAGGCTGCGACAGCATCTTCCAGTTGTAGGTCCATCGACAACCAGTCAGGCTCAGGCGGCAGGTCAACAGGTGGCCCCTCAGTCTTGGCCTGCAGCTCCTCCAGGAGCTGCGCCTTTCGGACGCCATCAAGGTCTGGATTTTGCGTCTTGTAGCCGACATCATTGGCGGCCTTTGGTGCAGCACCAGCGACGACCATGGCAGCAGCAGTGCCATAGGAGACCAGGCATTCACTAGACCGCGTGGCACGCACCTCACAGGATGCAACGACTCCAGCACCAAGCAGGCAGGATGCAGCAAAGACCGCAGTCGTAAATGGTGCAGCGGGGTTGCCTGTGCCCACAGAGGTCTGCGCGATGGGGCTTGTCGTGAGTCTACAGCAGGGCTGGGTCTACTTTTCGTTCAGTGCCTCCAGTCGGTTGATCCTTGCCTCCCTGTCCTGCCCGGCCGCCTCCAGCTTGTCAAAACGCTCTCTAAGTAGCAGCTGATTTTCAAGAATCCGCAGCTGCGATGAAGGCACGGTCCACGCCAAGTAGACGACCCCCGTCACCGATGCTGTTAAGGCCAGGCCGACAATCATGCCAATTGCATTGGTCAGCACTACGCCCCAGTGGACATGCTCACCACTTTCCGTTTTGTCCAGGGGATCGGTAGGCATGTGACGGAGTTGATGCAGCGTTCTTAGTGCTTGCTCAGCAGGGTAAAAATGATCACGGAATGAAGGCGATGGCGAGGCTACCATGTGATGCGCCGATAGGTTGAGATACTTGCAAGACCCATCAGACCAAGCGCTGCTCAGCCTGATGGGATCAATCAACTTCAGGAGAATGGAGGGACCAACCTTGTTGGTCGGGCTCCATTCGACGTAATGGGGCCTGACCGGGAAACCCGGTCTACCCATTACTTGTCAGTTCGGGATGAACGAACGAAGTGCAACCATACGGATGTTGCGGTTGTCGGCAAACGCCTGGCTGTAGGAAGCCACGTTTTGGAACTCAGCGTTGGTGGGGCTGTTGCCAGCCACGGTGCCTTGATAGGCCATGCCGACCGGGTGGAGCAGATACTCTTTGCGGTTCACCAGGATCTCGATGCCCTTGAGGATGTTGCGGTCAGTTTCCACCGACTGCTTGGGCATCACTTCAGCGTAGGCAAAGGCGCCTTGGCCGAACAGGTAGCTGGTGTAGACGTTGGTGCTGCCAGTACCCGTACCAATGCTCACGGGGAGCGTGTCATCCACGAAGACGGGACGACCGAGGTAGGTGCCGAACTCAGGATTCTCAGCGGAGATCCTAGAATCAATCTGACTGGTGCTGGTCGTGGGGATGATCAGGTCTTGCTGCACCAGCTCGTAGTAAGGAGCCGAGTGCATTGCCAGTGCGGTAAGCCGGGAGCCAGCATCACCGAGTTTGGCCATGCCCTTGATCAGCAGGTTGCCGGTCAGGCCAGTGGCAGCACCGCCAACAGAGTTGGAGGTAACAAGCGGGCCGCCAGTACCAAAGAGGCCGACGAGCTGGGCGATTAGGGTCGCCTGCAGGTCACGCACCCAGTATTCGCCCGTACGCTGCGCAATCGCCAGCATGGGGTCAGAGCCAGCCAGTTCAGCAGCCAGATCACTGGACTGCCATGCACGGCCACGCAGGTTGCGGATGCCGGTTTGGCGACCGCTGCCAATGACAGCAGGGGTCAGCCCAATGATGTCACTGAGGATTTCAGATTCCCCGGTGAGGTCATTGAAGAAAGGCAGGACGATCTCACGACCACCCTTGGCGAACTCCTGAGTGATCAGGGGATTCTGGGCAATGATGCCCGAACGGAAGAAGGCGGACTGAGCCTGGTTGACTTCCTGCTGGTAAGACAGGAAAAGCTCGGGGACGAAATTGATGTCGGCAAGAAGTGCCATGGGAGTAGGTAAGAGCGGGGTGGATCGTTTTTCGGATTCGCCCGCTGGGTTACTCCGTCATGTCAAATCGGGTGTACTGGGCGCAGCCCTGTGCTGCACCAAGGATACCCAATCAAAATTGACGGCTCATCATTTGCGCATCTCCAGCATCCGCGCCATGGCGGGCGCCAACTTGCCCTTGGACCGTGCCTCAGCAATCAACCGCTCAGCAGTTCTCGGATCAGACTTGAGCATCGCGGCTGCTGTGGTGGCATTGCCGCCCACGGCGAATGGATTGCTGGTGCCGCTTGAAGTTGGTGCGGCACTGCCGGGACGACCTGGCGGGGTACCACTGCCGCTGCTGCCGCGACCAGCCCAAAAGATTGCATCCTCTGGATTGGCGGCTGATGCCGCAGCAAAATCATCAATGGTCTTCAATTCATCGCCGTCCTGCCACAACACGGTAACGCCATCGTCGGCCTGGACGAATGAGTTTTCATTCAACTGGAACAGGCGGCTCTTACTCAAGCAAACACCAGCAGTTGCATTATCAAGCTGGGTCAGGACGGCTTGCTTGATGTCGGCTTTGACCTTCTTAGCCTTAAGTTGCTCTTTTTCCTCTTCAGCCTTTTCAGCGCGGGTCTTCAGTTCTGCGACGAGGGTGTTCAGCCTGCCAAGAGAGGATTTCATCTCAATCACCTCCAAACTGTTTTCGCTTGAGTTTTCACCCTTGGCTGCCAATTTTGCCCTTAGTAGTGCTTCGGCGTTTTCATCATCAAAGTCAACGCCAGCCTCAGCGAGCAGCTTTGCAGCGCGACTTAAGCGCTTCTTTTCGGCAAGTAATTCATCGCGCTTGGCCTCCAGCTTTTCAACGGAGCCAGTTAAAGACTGTGTTTTGATGCTCAACTCTTGAGCTTCGGCTGCAGCCTTCAAAACTGCCTCAAGTTTTACCGCCTGAGCATCTTCGCCCTCGCCGAGGGATTGAAGGAGATCAGAGAGGGACATTGTGCAAATGAAAATCGTTTCTGCTCAACCGTAGCACAGTTGGCGTGATAGGCTGCTTGCGCTGGGCCGCAAGGCTCAGTCATGGCACGGCAAGGCTAGGCTCGGCTGGGCATGGCGCGGCGGGGCAAGGGCTGACAGCAGCACGGAGGGCCTCGGCTCTCCCTGCTGCTCTCGCTAGGAGGGCAGTCTTGGCATGGCCCGGCGCGGCTTGGCAAGGCAGGGCTCGGTACGGCAAGGTGCGGCAGGGACGAAAAAAGGGGGGTCCTGACCTCCCCTTTTTTCAATGTCAAGCCCGGTTCGCTTCAGCTATCAGTGGCGCTTCACCTTGCTCTCTGGCTGACGCATTCAATGGACGATCACGCTGTTGCGCGGCAGAGACCAGGGCAGCCGCTACTGGACGACCACTCGCATCCAAATTCAGGCGTCCCATTACTTCATCCACGCTGAAATCAGCCAGGCCTTCAAATAGATCCCCAGCCTCCAGGATCTCCAGCAGCAGTTTCACGTCAAGCAGGCCAACGTTGAACAATTCCGTCAGCGCCAAAATCTGCTGGCTGTGCAGCGGGGCACTGACGAACGACTTGCTTAGTGTCACGCTGAGCTCCGAGTCATCGCCCATGTAATCAGCGGCAATCTTTAGGGCCTGATTGAGCCCTGCCTCCAGGCCGGTTACAAGCACGTTGAGCAGTGAATCATTCTGACTCTTGTCAATGATCTTGGAGATACCACTCTGCGGTTGCGTCGTCCCACCGCTGGGATTCATGGCAACTACTGCCAGGGTTTTCATGGACTGCATCAAGTCCTGAAGGCGCATACGGATGATATTGGCGCCGTCCATCGGCGCCCCCTTCCAGTCGGCCTTGGCGTCCTTATCCGTCAGTACCAGTGCGCGTGAGGTGGAGCTGAGGATGCCTTTCATGCGATCCCAGACACCAGTAATGACAAACCGTGGGTTGGCCGTTACGTTGATCATGTTGTTGAGATCAGCACTCGTCACCCAATGCTGCATATTGAGTCGTGCCGTATCCAGCATTAGGGGCCGGTAGATTGCATCTTCTTCCTTGGCACCACCTGGGATGATGATGTAGGGGATGATTGGCGAGGTGAGGAAGATGTCGGGGCCTTCCTGGATAAATTTTTCACCTTCCTTTTCTTGGATATAGTACCGATAACGCACCCGTTGAGCACCATCATTACTACCTTCCTTGGTTATATCCCAGACCCTCTCGGCCTTGCGTTCAATTTGGACGAATTCATCCTCTGGATCTTGCTCCGGATAGATATCGGCTACTCGTAGCAGCGAAAGCTGGCGGCCATAATCAGACTCATCCAGCATCGTGTCATTGTTTGACTTGAATTGAATATCCATGACCGATTCAGCCATGATTGGCACGAAATATGGCCTGGCGTTGGGATACTGCTCTCGCTCCTGCTGGATGGACAACCCTGGTGGGATGGTGGGGTATTCGACGAGGATGCCAGCCCAGCCGCCATCCACTGCATCAGAGAAGATGTTGCGAGTGAACACCTGCAGGCTGTTGCCTTCCAGATCCACATTCTTGAAGAAGCGCTCCCAGTCAGGGCCATCAGCGCCGGATGTGACCACCTTGCGGCGCAGGGCCGTGCCCACCACTAGATTGCGCAAGTGGGTGTAGACGGGCTCAAAGGAGCTGTAGGCACGGCTCAGGCGTACCTGATAGGAGTCATCCTCCTCGTAGGGGTTGGCCTTGAGGTATTCGCAAGCAGCCTCTTCCAGGTAATACTCGGGGTTCTTGCAGTATTTGATCACCTGGATGCGGCTCAGGTGACGCTCATTCTTGGGTGATGGACTGCCGAGTGCGCTCACAAGGTCCGACTGCTAGTGCCTTTTGTCATTTTACAGGACGGGACTAAAGGGCTTGGGAGGCACTGGGGCTGGTCGCACTCTTGCAGGCGCAGCAAGCTGCTGCTTGAGCATCCACTGCGTAGCAGCCTTTTGGCCGTGCCACGCCTTGAGCAGCAGCTTGGCCATATTCTGCAGAGTCTTGGTGTCACCGCATTCGTCAATGGTGCGCGTCAACCGCTCCAGCTCAAATTGCTGGGCCATTGAAAGCTGAAGAGGGTCGGCCATGGGTACAAGGCGAGCAACTTGACAAGATGATAGGCAGGGGTGGGTGGATGGCCTGTAGTGTCTTACACAATCGCCATCGTTACCGCCTCGCCCTGCCCTTGATATTTGCCCTTGCGGTCCTCGTAAGTCGTTTCGCATGGCTCACCCTCAAGGAATAACACCTGCACGATGCCTTCATTGGCATAGATGCGACAGTCAGCGCAAGATGAATTGCTGAACTCAAGCGTGAGATGGCCAGACCACTTGGCTTCTACAGGCGTTAAGTTTGCAATAATACCCATTCGTGCATAGGTGCTCTTGCCAAGGCAAATACCAGTGATATTGGCTGGCATCTGCAACTTCTCCACCGCCACACCAAGGCCGTATGAGTGGCCAGGCAAGATGAAGAACGAACCAAATGAATCCAAGTGCAGCTTGGCAGCTTCCAGATTAGCAGCATTAAACTGCTTTGGATTCATGATGGTGCCGGGCACATGCTTAAAGACTTTGAATTCCTTTGGTGAAAGTGTAAGATCGTAACCATAGGAGCTAGTGCCAAATGAAAGTGTCTGGCGGGCAATGCCTTGATCTGCCGCCACTCTGATCAACTGTGGCTCAAATGGCTCAATCATGCCTTGAGCGGCTTGTTCCCTGATCCAGCGGTCTGATTTAAGCATTGGGTGGTGATGATTGTTACGGAATTGGATTGAAGCCAGTGTTTACTCTGGGGCATGAGCCAGCACGAAGTCAAGGAACTCATTGACCGGGCCATCCGCGAGCATGAATTGCGGGTGGCCCTATGGTCTGGCCTGCTTGGTGCGGCATTGATGGCCGGTACATGGCACGCCATCTGGATTTCCCGCTAAGTGACCTCAAAGATGGGTGGATCACACCCATTCATGAGGAATACAATCTTTTGACCGATGGCAATGCGATCAGACTGAACCATAAAGGTCAATGGCCAACCCCATTCACACTTCCAGCCAGCGGCACCGTAATACCAAACATTAGCGGCACGTTCCACCAGTAGTTCAAGGCAATCACGGTGGTAGAGCACTGAGGTTGGGGCTGAGAATGCAATGGGTGCTTGGGTGGGGGCTTCCTTGATGGTGAAGTGGAAGGAGGAGGTGCTAGTCATCGTCTTGCCTTGAGCTTGTAACAGTGCTCGACGTACATCCTGCCGCAGGCAATGACATCAGGATCATCAAGCATGTTCTTGATTTCACCATCATCAGCCCATGTTAGTTCATAGTCATCAATAAAATCAGGGCAATGTCTGGCCGGTGGTGTCAATTGGCCAATCCAGTCAAGCCAGATCAAGACAAGGTAGGCGATCATTGGGGAATCCTCTCAGGGCAACGGCCAAGGTGTGCCCCTTGAGGTGGGGCCATATGTGAATAATATCCATCGTTAAATGGATTCAATCGCCTGCAACTCAAGCAATCTGGATGCGTAGTACCAGTGCATCTGGTGTAATCAGCTGGTAGTGGTGTTTTCATGGCGATCATCAGCTCAACCGGCGCTTCTGGATGGGCGTCAAGTCCAGGTCAGGCAAATGCCCATCCAGAAGTCTCCTCCAGCCGGGCGGTGGGGTGCTAGGGCACCAGCGTTGGCAGATGCCGCCAGTGCGTTGGCGAAAGGATCGATTTGCAGCAAGGAACAGGTCGTAGGCGGCGCTGTAATCGCCAGTGATCTCCCACGTGTCGCCGCGCTCGTCTCGCCAGGTTTGGCCGGGGCGGATTTGGTCGTCAGAGGTTGGGGTGATCATGTGTTTGGCCCCTTGCGAAGTTCCTTGATGACTGCATTGCGGTTGACTTGAGTCTTGAAGATCAGGTCACGATAAGCGTCTGCCACGGCGGCCAATATGAATCGTTCGTCGGCGCTAAAGACGTGATCGGCATCAGCGTAATACAGCTTGTGGACAAGGTCGGCGAGCGTGGGACATGGCACTGGCCACATCTGGCGGTCGAAGTTGCGGTAGGGGGTATTCACTCCTTCTCCTCCAGTTCATGAGCCACGGACAGGCAAGCGGAGCGAAGATGCTGGCGTTCGATCCATCCCCCTAAATCAATGCGAGCACCGAACAATGTTGGATCTGGGGCATGAGGATGGGGCAAATCCGGCAGTGTCTGCTCCACCAGGGCGCGGATGGCGGCGGCAATGTGCAGTTGCACAATTCGTGATCCAGCGCAATTGCTGGCATCAAGCACCGCCTTAGCAGTGGGGCTGAGGGGTTGGGTGGTCCATGCGCTCAACATCTTCATGGAAGTCTCACCATTGACGCGATGGATGATCCCACCGCGCCTAAGCCAGTCAGCGATATCTTTTGCTGTTGACTTGGCATACTCTGGCCTGTCAACACAAGAGGCGAAAGCTGCGCCGGGTTGATCAGGGTCTTCAGCGACATAGAACATTTGCTCAGACATAAGTTGAGTCCTCTTGCGTGGGTTGAAGTTGATTGGCCATGGCGAGGGCGCGGTTGACTTGAGTCTTGAAGATCAGGTCACGATAAGCGTCTGCCACGGCGGCCAATATGAATCGTTCGTCGGCGCTAAAGACGTGATCGGCATCAGCGTAATACAGCTTGTGGATCCGAGCCAGAGCTCGCACAGTAGGGTGGGCTAGATTTAGTGGGTCTAAATCTTTAACAGAAATTAGTTTTCCGGTTGCTGGGTCAGTAGTCATGATTTTTTTCGGCTTACGAGATAGGAGAAAAACAGCCCGAATAGTAAAGCGAATAGCCAAGCGCCAAGCAACCACGGAGCGTCGTCTCTGGAGACGTCCCCTATGTCATAGACGTAATAAAGAGGGTTCATCCCACCCCCTCCAGCTCATCAGCAACGGCAAGCTGGGCGGCGCGAGTCTTTTGACTATTGACCCACGCTCCCCACGCAACAAGTTCCCCGGCGATCTCGGTCAAGGAATGGGAAGAACCGCATAGCGGTTCAGGGCCCATTCCGTCAAATGGAGCCCGACCAGCGGAGCTGGTCCCTCCATTCTCCCTGTCAGTGGGGCGGGTCATTCCCCTTCCCTCGCAATGCGGGCTTGCTCCAGAAGCCGAGCGCGGATACGGCTACGGATGAATTGCTGGGCTTCAACGATTTCACTGATCGGCACAGCAGCGGTCTCCGGCACCAGCCAATCCGCAATAGCCTCGATCTCGGCGGCATAGCCGTACCTGTCTATCAATGAACATTCATCCTCAACATGCGGCTCCTGCGCGTCAGGCGGAATCTTTGATTGATCGTAGGCACGATAAAGAATTCGCCACAGTGGCTTACTCATGATCCACCCCCCTGATGCACAGCCCAAAATCCGCACGTGGCCTCGACATGATCATCGCTGATCCTTGCTTGCCAGCGGTAGTCATTGGCAGGCTTGAGGCTAATGATGTCGGAGCCGATTTGGCTGGGTAGGGCAGTCAAGCATCTCCCGTCCCGTGAATAGTTAAGCGTTGCCCATGCCTCAGGAGAGATGTACACGCAGACCATGCACGAGTAAGGGTCATTGATATTGGCGGGAGCCTTATTGGCTCCCATGAACACAGCGCGAAGACAGTCGCGGCGGACTAGCTCTTGTCCCGGTTGACAGGTGTTGAGATCAATTGTCATCGGTCAAGCCGCGAATGGTCTCGATTTCTTGCTGGGCACGCTTCGCTGACCGCTCGGCGCTTGCTAGCCTGTCAAGTGCTTTGGCCATCAGCCATTCCTGGGCTTCACCCCACGAGGCAAAGATTGCATGGTAGGCAGATCGCAGCCGCTCTGTCTGCTGACAGATGTCGCCCCGCCAGTTAGTGGTTTCAAAGATGAGCGTCTTGGCTGTCAGCTTGACGACTTTGACGCGCTCAATTTTTTTGTCAGTGTAACCGCCTGTGCGGTACATCCATTCGGGTTGTTCAGTCATTTTAATGTCAAGCAATGATCAAGGTATTGACGGGCGCTAGAAATAACCCAGCGATCCCATAGATTGTTGCGCACGATTTCGTGGTTAGCCCATTGGTCGATAGGATCACCAACTCTAAACGGTTCACCAGTAATGGGATCAAGAGGATTGTATTTGCGCTGGAAATCCTCGTAAAACTCAGCATGTCTGCTCACAGTGTCGTACCTCTTGGTGTCTTCAGATTGCACTGACCGTCCAGCTTGGTGTAAGCGTAGTCAGCCAGTGCACGGATCTCTGGTGTACTACCTGAGCCCCATGCCATGTCCTGCGAGACACCGTGCCTGTGCAGAAAGTCACGGGACCACAGCGCCACCTGACGTGGTGGCCAGCCCATCTTCACCGCATAACACAGTGAGACAGCCCTAGCAGCAGCGGCATAGGTGGTGTTGCGTGAGACCTGTTGCGCTTGAACAGGCGTGGCCTGGCAGGCGGTCATAGCAGCCAGCAAGACTGGCAGGAGGCCGTTATTGAGAATGAGTCGCATTAGCGATAGCGCGGTGGAGCCGGTTGCTGGACTCCCGAACTGTAGAACAGAATGGTGGGACTGTCAAGAAGCCAGTGCTTCCGCCACCTTTTTGGCCAGATCCAGCTCAGTGCCGTCATTGATGATCACCCGGTCAAACGCAAGATCATCCAGGGCGCCCTCAGAGGCGTGGCCGTTGGTCTCACCCTCATGGCCTGGCCGCACAACCCGCCACCATTCACCGCCGGCATCCTTGATGGCCCCCGCCTCATTGGTCTTGCGCATGTCATCTGCCACCGTGGAAGCAGTGGCGAGGCAAGGCAGAGTGGAATGCCACATGTCCACCCATACATCACGATGGATCAGATTACGGCCCCATTCAGTGCCAAGTGTTTGCATGAGATGACGAGTGGTGGGGTGGCCAGGGATGAGCTCAATCTTGCGCTCCTTATACCGATACACAAAGTCAACCGCATCACCAATGGAATAGCCGAACTGTCTCACGAATGAAACTGTCAACTTCTTGAGCGGTCCTGCAAATGGGTGGATTTCAAACTGATGTTGATCCTTGAGGATCTGGGCAACCATAGACTTGCCGCAGCCTGGTGTGGATGAATAGAGGCCAATGAGGCGAGGGTCGGTCATGACTGGGAATCCTCTTGCTGTTCGTGAAATTCAAGTAGTCTTCGCATTGCCGCTTCATCCAAATAGATGTCAGGATGTGAGTCGCCAGGGCCAACTGTAAGGGCGATGTACTGGCCATCACGGGCAGCCCAGACTGAATCACCGAGATAGGTGCGGGGGGTGGTCACAGCCCGCACCTCGCCTTGCCGATTGCCTCATGAACTGATGCCAGGAGCGCGCCGTAGCATTCCGATTGAGCGCGGGCTTGCACTTGCTCAATTAGGCGGATCAATTCAGCCGCTCTGCTAAAGGACTCCATCTCAAAAGTGAGACTGTGGCTTCCGCAGGAGACCTTGATCTCTCCATCTGTTTCGGATGGATCTGAGCTAGCCGTCCAAGACCAGTCGATTGGTGTGGTCATGCGGCCTCCTCAGTGAGTGCTTTGAAGGTGAAGCGTTCACTGACCACCGCCAGCCACTGGCCGCACCAGGAGTTGTGCATGACGGCTGGCTGCTCATAAGAATCCACGGAGGTCAATCGTGGGGGGCTGTACTGGCAAACGAGATACTTGTCAGTGTGATCCACAGGCCGTGAAAAGCGGCAATTACTGCAGTTGTGGCCTTTGTCTAAAACTGAAATGGGCATTGGTTTCACTCGGGGTGGTTCAGGATCGCCAGGGCCGACTCTGGCCAGCGGGTGCGCGCCTTCCAGCTGGGCTGCTCGCTTTGCGGAATCCAGCAGTCGATCAGCTCGCCGCCAACACTCAGCTCAGCCTTGCACCAATTTGAGGCTAAGTAGGTGTAGTCATCATCACCATCCTCAAGCACGGGCTTGCCGTCCCGGTAGATGCAACCACCAGTCCATTCCCAGTCACCACTAAGGCCAGCCTCTGCCGTGGTTGGCTTACGATCACGGATGATTTGAGCGGCTTTGTGCCAGTCAAATACCTTTTCATTGCCTTTTGGCGTGCTTTGCGCTATCGCCATTGCTAGCATGGTCAGCATTGCGTGTCCTCCTTTCGGCCTCCATGGCGGACCGATCTCGGGACTGTAGCACAGTTAAGCCCGATGGGGTTACTCATCGTATTCGCCTAGGGGGTCAAGGCCAGAAGCCACCCTCCTAGCTCTTACAGCATGACTTGACGTATAGGCCACATCTGCTTCCAGTACGTGCTTCTTCTGAAAGTAATCATCCGCATAGGCACCCCACGCGGAAATCATTTCCGCGCAGCTGTCCAGTACATCAGCCAGTTCCTCCACATATCTGATAAGCCTTTCCTCTTGTTTCATGGACAGGCAGAACCACGTCAAGCCCAGACTGTAGCACAGAAGGAGAGTGGGAGGACCAGCTTACTGGGCAGGGCCCAATCGACCGGCTTTTAGGACCACTGCTGCGCCATGGCCGCCGCAATACCGGGATACGTCAAGCTGCGCAGCTTCCAGCGATTGGGTGATGGGGGCATACGATGCACCTTGGCAGTGCGTCCTTCCACAATGTCTGTCGGGACCAGCTTAGGTAGACCCTTCAGCCAAAGGCATGTCGCCTTGGTCTCACCATGCCCGAATTGCCATGGCTGGATCACCTGATCGGGCTTGCGAATGCGTGAGCTAATGATTGAAACCGGATTCTCCAGCGCAATGCGAGGGATGGGCGCATCAAGTAGTTGCCGAACGAACTGCAATGCCCCAGCCTGTTCTGGCAATTTATCCTTGAACCACCTCGCACCAGATACGGCCAGATGGGTGCAAGGCGGATGAGCGACCATCAAGTCCCAGCCTTGGTCGAGAACCGTCAGGACATCACATTCAAAATGCTGCCCTGGTACATCAGTGGGCAGTAGATCGCATGACCACGCATCATGCCCCTTCGCGGCAAAAGCGTCTCGCACAGCACCAGAAAACTCACAAGCAACAAGGACTCTCACTGGCAGGCAGAACCACGTCAAGCCCAGACTGTAGCACAGTTGCTCCCAGGAGGCTAGACTCCTGCCAGTAGATAAATCCTCGCCTGGGCCCTGACCCCTGCGGGGTCTTCCCATCCTCGGGCCCATCCATGTTTCAG